ATTTAGAAGCAGAGGCATTTCGTCGTGGCGTTACAGCACGGACGAAAGAATCGGCCGCGTGGTTTCAGAGCCGTATGAAAGAGATGGGTACTGTTAATCGCAATAAATTACTTAAAGATGATCGATTACAGCGGAAACAAAGATTCAGAATAGGGAGTCTTTATATGTTTTTCTATAATCCAAAACATCGCAAGACGCTTCCTTACTATGATGCATTTCCTTTGGCAATTATGGTAGGACCTGCACCAGACGGCTTCTACGGCCTCAACTTGCATTATCTGCCACCTGCCTTACGTGCCAAATTCTTCGATCAACTTCTCACTATAACAACAAATAAGAGATTTGACGAACGAACTAGATTTAAGTTGACGTATGAATTGCTTTCAGGCGCCCAGAGATTCAAATTGTTCAAACCCTGTTTTAAACATTATTTAACAAGTCAAGTACAAAAACCTATGTCATTGGTTGAATCCAGTGAATGGGAACTAAGTATATATCTACCAACCGAACGTTTCAAGAAAGCGAAAAACACCAAAGTTTGGGCAGATTCGAGGAAAGCCGCAAGATGAGTTTATTAAAAACACTAACAGATTTAACTGCCAATGTTACAGGGCATTCAATCGATGATTTAAAATCTACTATCGGTAGAAAGGGTGGTGTGGCACAGGCCAACATGTTCGGCATCTTCATTGCCCAACCTCTCTTTAATCTTGACGTTAATACTATCGCTTCAAGTGTGCTTGCCGGTAATACATCATTAACTCAGGTATTTAACGACCCAAGAGACATATCGTTTCTGTGTGAGTCGTGTTCTATCCCAGGCAGGTCAATTGCAACAAACGATTACTCTACATGGAACAGCAATGCAAAAAAAATTCCATACGGGTTTATCAATGAAGACGTGACCTTTACATTTATATTAACCGAAGATTATAGCATGAAGCGATTCTTCGATGCTTGGATGGACAAGATAATCAACTTCGAGAACAGCAGAGCAAGATATCTTAACACATTTACCACCGATGTTAATATTATTCAAATGAGTAAGAACGGGACGCCTATATATAATGTCAAACTTGAAGGGGCATATCCTACAACAGTGAATGCCATTGAATTGAGCACGTCATCAGAGAACACAGTACAGAAATTAACTGTGACCCTGACATATCAGAATTTTAAGGAAGAAGACTTAACAGACCTTGCAGTAGGCATAGGCAAATCGTTAGTATCAAGCGCGAAGGCACTATTTTAATTATAATATATTTTGAGGATATATCATGGCTTTACCAGTAATTACAGCACCAAAGTATCAATTGACAATTCCGTCTACAGGTAAGAATGTTGAATACAGACCTTATTTGGTCAAAGAAGAAAAGATTTTAGTTCTGGCTCTTGAATCAGACGATTCGAATCAAATGATCAGAGCAATAAGAGACATTATTAATATATGTACGTTTGGTAATGTCGATGCTAATAGTTTAACTATATTTGATCTTGAATTTGTGTTTCTTAAATTGAGAGCAGTATCGGTAGGCGGCAACACAAGTCTTAAAGTTAAATGTCCCGATTGTGAAACATATGCAGAAGTGACTCTAGATCTCACTACTGTAGAGATCAAAGGTGATATGAAACCTAATATGAAAATTCAGATCACTGATGAGGTTGGAGTTATCATGCGATATCCTACAGTGAATGGTACCCTATTAGATACGGATTTAAAGGCGACTGATGATTATTCTACCGCTATATCAACTATAGCCTCGTGCATAGAGACTATATACGATGCTGAAAATACACACAGCGCGGATAATTCAACGAAACAAGAACTGATTGATTTCATCGAATCTTTGAGTCAAGAACAATTTAGCAAGGTGAATGAATTTTTTAATGATATGCCGACATTGAAACACGATTTAAGTTTTGATTGTGATTCATGTAATTCTAACAAGACAACTACGATTAAAGGCCTTCAGAGTTTTTTCTGATAGCCCTTTCTCATGAGTCGTTAGTGTCTTTGTATAAAACGAATTTTGCGTTGATGCAACATCATAATTATACATTAAGTGATTTAGACAATATGATACCATGGGAAAGGGAGATATATGTTACTATGCTGGCAACACATATCAAAGAAGAAAACGAACGACTCGAGAAAGAAAAGAGAAAGTAATGCCTATAGAAGATATGGATAATGATGGTATAATTTCTAGCAATGATCTTGAATTGAATAAAATTATGCAAGAATTAGAACGAGCTGAAGAAAAAGCAAACGCACAAAAGAACATGGCATGGATAGCATTGATCATGACCGTGTTCTTCACTGGCCTGCTCTTCACTCCCATTATACCCGTTGAAAGAATTACAGCGTTATCTAACGTGCTCGATTGGTTTTATATAACTCAGGCGTCCATCGTGTGTGGATTCATGGGTGTTACTGCATATGCAAATAGGAAATAGACATGGCTGAAACAACACTAACTGATATTGGAAATAGACTTCAGGCCGATGCTGGCCAAAATCGAGAATCTCTCGATTCTATAAAAGATGCAATTATGCAGAGTGCCGCGATATCAATCGGCCCTAGCGCGACATCAAACGCTATAAACACCTTTGTTACAGGAATGAAGCAAGATAACCTGGCCAATATAGAGAAGGCGAATGAATCAACTGCTCTCGCTGAAGAATTAATAGATTCTGTAGAAACTAATACAAAAACCCTTGCAGAGGAAATAGCGGCAATAGATACGTCATTCGATTTTGGTGGATTTATACCTAACTTGATTGCAGGTATACTCGCCACATTAACCGCTGTGTTAGCAGGGACTCTCATGGGTGCGATAATGGGTGCTTTCAAAGAAGCGAAGCTTTGGAGCAAACTAATAAACAAATTAACGGGTGGGATCTTTCCCAAAATTATAAAAGGTTTCGGTATTGATGGAATTAAGTTATCATTCAACGAGAAGATGCTTAAAATATCAAAGGCCATGGGAAAGATAGGTACCACTTTTGGTTCAATAGGAGAGACCTTTAAGGGTGTGACTGCGTCTATTAAATTGGCAATTGCTGAAAGTAGTATAGGAAAAGCTATAACTAGTGTTGGTACTTTTATATCGGCACAAGCCGCGCTACTCAAAGAGTCATTCATGTTGATGAAGACGTCAATAGGAGGATTGTTAAAAGGCGTAGCTGGTGGCGGCGGGCCCGCTGGTGGCGGAGGATTCTTTGCAAGAATCAGCAAAGGGTTTGGGTCCGTAACAAAATTTATTGGGTCATTTGGTAAGTTGTTTACAAGCATTGGCACTACGGCAGGAAAAGTAGCAGGATTCGTGGGCAAGATCTTTGTACCTTTACGTGCTGTAATGGTTCTCTTTGATACTGTAATGGGAGCATGGGACGGGTTTCAAGCAGAAGGAGTATTGGGTGGAATAAAAGGAGCAATAAAAGGCCTATTTAAAGGAATGATAGGTAGCATATTAGACTTAGTAAAAGACGGCATTTCTTGGATAGCGAATAAATTCGGCTTCGGCGAAATATCTGAAAGTTTAGATAGTTTCAGCTTTGTTGAGGAGTTTGATAAACTTGTTGATTTTGTATTTGAACTACCTGCATCTATATTCGATTGGGTTAGCAAAAAGGTAAAGTCAATCGGCGAAGACTTGTCTGCTATGTTGGGAACAATTATGGATCTTGACATTCTCGCTACCCTTGCAGCAGGTATTAAAGGTATGTTCAAACTGTTATATGAGCCTATACTTACTGCAGTTAAAGATATTATTTCATGGGTTGCAGGACTATTAGGATTTGATGAATTGTCTGCCACTCTCGATAACTTTTCCTTCAGTGATGCGTTTGACGGTATGATAGATAAGATCGTGAAAGTTATATCCGATTTCTTCACTGGCGTTGTTAACTGGGCCAAGGAGAATCTAAATCCTCTCAAGATATTTGACGGTGTAGGCGGCTTTATTTCTGGTATGTTAGAGAGCCCGAATGAAGCGGCCGGAGTGGCCGCTAATGCGCCGGGTACGCCATCTAATGTTGCAGGGGAAACCGTTGCAGCTGATTCCCCTAGGATGATACGAGGACAACAGCAACAACCTGTAGTTCTAGTGGAAGGCGCTAAAGGTACTGGTGATGATAATAGTGATAACAGCACTAGCACCTTTAACAGTATGGGAGCGGTGGTAACTGAGAAAAATCTTTTAGGTAAATCAATAAAAGGTAAAGGTTACAGTCAATAAACCTAAACTTTACCTGACTCAAAGTGCGGCCCGTCAATAAACGGGCGGCGCCCCTGAGATACTCGTAATGCAATATAAGCAAAGTGCTCATCTTCCATCGAATTGAGTGACTTTGTAATATCTGGAATATGCCAAGCACCGCCCCATCGTAATGGTTTCTTTGCCTTGATAGCCGCAGTTTTCATCGCTTCTGCTATAGTCCAATAGGTGGACATCTCCCAAGAGACTTCTCCACCAATGTACCCGACAACATCAAATGCTTCGCCAACGATGTGTTTTGATTTCATGGTGGTTGACGCACCACGCGCTACTAATTCCTTTTGACGTTGCTTCGTGCGAAGTCCTTCCGTGACCCCAAAATCTAATTCAGTAATCTTTATTGCATTCTTTACAACTTCTATTAGATCATCATCAACACCCTTAAGTTTGTCAAGTGATCGCTTCGATAGTTTAAACATAATTGTCTCCTATAAAAATGGGCCCTGTTTCCAAGGCCCGATTGTTTAACTATTTGCTAATTTAGCAAAATAGGCCATGGTGTCTTCTTCATCAACAGCCGGGGTTGTCGCCTCTGTCATATTCTGTACAGGCGCTTCCTTCGACTTAGGTTCTGGTGCATCCATTGGCGAATCCATTGAAATCGCTTCTGCGGTAGTCATTGGAGTTGTTGAACCCAATACTCGGGCTAGTTTTGCCTTCAATTCAGCATACGGTTTGAAGTTTGATGGGTCTGTAAACTTCGCCAATGGTTCTAATTTACCATACAGCGTTTCAAGTTTTGCATCATCGCCATCAAGGAACGCTTTAGGTGCAGCAAATTCTGACTTATCATAATTCACCCAACCTTCAACCTTTCTAATCTTAACTTTGAAATCCGCACCACCCCAAAAATCAAATGGGTTAACTGCTTCTTCATCATCAAACTCGGGTTGCATTGAATCCATGATCTTATCAAAGATTTTCTTGCCAAACTTGTATTGCATAACCTTACCTTCTTGACCAGGGTTTGCAGCATCAGCAACTACGAAGATGTTTGACACATAGTGCAATCGACGTTTCTGCTTTCGGGCAAGTTCTTTGTCTTCGTCTGCACCAGAGTTCCACAACTGAGAGTTGTACTCGGAGACAGGGTCATCTTCACCTAGAGTTGTACGAGAGTTTTCGATATACCATTGACCAGTCGGTCCTTGAAATCCATGGTCCCAATAGCGTACCCAGGGCAATTCTTCACCTTCGGCAGCAGGGAGGAAACGAATAACAGCGTAACCATTACCCGATTTATCTCGAGTTGGTTTCCAAATGTTATCATCACCATAAGATTTCTTTTCTCCGCCGACATTTTCAGCGGCGGTGGTCATGGCTTTAAGTGCCTCAGAACGAGACTTTTTCATATTACTAAACGACATTTTTATTTACCTATTTTATATTGCGGTGTATTTACAGTGTATTATTCAATGTATCATTATATAGAGTATTATATATAACAGTAACCATTATAACATAAACAGTTACGTTTGTCAACCTATATTGAATCAAAATATTTGAATAATATCATTTTTTATCTTTGTAGATAATACAGGACTTATGATGAATGGAGCGTAGTTGTTTATCTTTGCATACAGTTCTGGCCAGAGTATAGTATCAACCACTTTCTTATTTGCGTGATCAACGAACCCAGTCAGACTATTTACAACAACAACAGTTTCGAGATGTACTTCATTCGATAGATATTCATGTATTATAGAAGGGTAACTTCTGTCTTCCATACCTAACACGTTATCGAACGAATCGTACTTCGATTCCATCTTATATAAGTCTTGTTTGATATTGTAACTCAATGACTCATTAACTTTTAACCAATTTTGATATTCCTCTTCTCTGTTTAACATATCTCCGACCCATTTGCAATCATTCACAAAATGGGCCACATAGTATTTGATCAAGTCATCCTTATCATCGAATCGCTTCGCGACCTTGGCAAAGAAAAACTTGTCTTTCCTTTTCCAAAACGACTTCTG